CCTCATTGTTTTTCCAGTTTGCTGTTTTGCCTAACATGTGCTGCACCTGCCCTTGAAGGCCGCTAATGCCGGCCTTTTTATAGGCATCACTATTCCAGAAAACCGGACTATTTCTTAAAGCCTTTAGATTTTCTGATGTCAAGAACTTTTCAACTATGGAAAGAGGTCCGGCTTTGCCGCCGGCGTCCTTTTTCTTCTTTATGTTTTCTCGGAATTTTTGGATCTGTATGTCTACAATTTTTTGCTTAGTTTTGTTGGCGTCTGCGCCCTCCAAGGCTTGAACTTTTTCCCATTCACCAACTATGCCTTCACCGCCGCCACCCAGCTCTTTGAAAATTCTTATCCGCGCGGTCTTTAAAGCGCCGAAGGCTTCGGGGTCAAAATTGGTCATTGGGACCCCGGAAGCTTGAAACTCCCTTAGGAGTATTCCTTTTTGTACGTCATTGAGGTTGGAGGTTCCCTTCTTTCCGTCTTTACCAAAAATTTGATCTGCTAAAAATCTTAATGGAACACTGCTTATTTGCTTCAGGGCGTGCTGGATCCCTTTGTTCACCTCTGGCCCATCTAGCCTCACGTCTTGGCCGGGCAACGGGTTTTGGCCAGCGTCCAGTTGCTCATTTTTAGCTGATTTCCGCAGCCCCAGCTGCCTAAGCATTTTTATTCTTCCGGCATCATCGGCGGCTGCAAATTCTTCTGCAAATCTTTCCCCCGTTAATACTGATCCTCCATCATTTCGCATTTTGGAAAATAGGGTATGCTTGTCTCTTTCTTGATCACTCAGATCTCCCCATCCTGTTGCGAATAAATACTCCCCAGCATTTTTTACCCCCGTTTCTTTGGCGACAATCTGGTCAACGCTTAAATCCTTATCGCTGAATTTAAATTTCTTTTTCAGCATCTCAAGGCGCCCCAAGGGGTCATTGCCGGGCCTTTCGTATATACCGTGCAACGGGCGCTGTTTTGGACCTACTCTCATAGTGGTGTCGATGCCAGCTTTAGTAAACATTAATTCCGCCAATGCCGCCTCATCGCCGACCGATAGGATTTGTTGGCGCTTCTTTAATATGCTTATCGCGTCCTCGTGCTCCAGCGCTCTGTCTCGGAGCTTTTTCATTTGGTTTTCGTAGTACCGTTTCCCTTGATTGGTGAGGCCGCCCATGTCCCTATCTCGTCTATTAGTCTCTTCGTCCCTCCTTCGCTTCTCTAGGTCTTGGATTTCATTGTTAATGCCTCTTCTTCCTGCGCCCCCTATGAGGAAAGAGTTTTCTTGGTCTATTCTTTTTTGTAATCCGCTAGGAGCTACGCTTACTGCCTTCTTGGCTTCGTTTACTAACTGGGCGAATTTAACAGCTCCGCTAGAGGCCTTTACTTTTTGGTCTATATTTCCTAGGATTGCTTTGTAGTGCTTGTCCCTTAGGGCGTTGGCGCCTTCGATAGCACCTTGGCCTTCGTTGAATTCAAGAATGGAGTCGTCGAATTCTTTTTTCGATTTTATTTTTTCTTGTTCTTTGCGGATGTTGTCTATCTCTTCTATTCGTGCGTCTATAAGGTCCCTTCCGAACAGGGCCTCACCCCGCCCCAGAGGTTTTGCCCCGGGCTGCACCGGCCCTTGAATTTCAGCGCCTAGACCTCCATGCCTGTCAATGAAATTTTTCGCCTCCCCACCGAAACCTAATGGCATTTGGTTATCAGCCAACTTGCCATCTATGTCAAGCTCAAGAACCATCGCCTTAATCGACTCCATGGCCTTGTCGGCTCCCTCGCCATCTAGTTGAGTTAGTGTTTGCATTAGATTGCCGCCGTATCCAGCGCCAGCCGAAGGCAGGTAATTTTTAGCCATATCTAATATATTAGAACGTTTTGGGGCTGACTTGTCTTTTAAAGCGCTAATGAATCCATTGATTCGATCTGATGTACTTCCGGTAAATGGCCCAACTTCTCCCGGTACTAAAGCGTCGGTCAAAAGCCCTTGTTTGGAATGAGAGTACCACTCTTTAGTTTTACCATTTACCCCCATGGGAGAGAAAGGTGCCGAAACATAACCCATTCCCTCTTTTGCGAACGCTGGTGTTTGAGATATTTTGTCAAAAAATCCTTGGTAGTTTTCGCTTCTCTCGATGCCCGCCCATAATTGTTCACGAGTAGCTTGAACTATCTTTTCTTGTTCGGGGTTGGCTTTTTGAGGCAATCTATTAAGTCTCGCCTGCATTAAGTCTTTAATTCGGGCTATGTCTTCTTTTTTGTACTTAGCAGGCACTTGACTTAAAGTAGGCGCTCCTGTAGGGCTAGTCACCAAAGAAAGAGATTTGGGGAACTGTACAGCTCTAGATCCCGATTTTACGCTTTTAGCATAATCTCTTAACTGTTCTGAGAGTATAGCTGATGTCGCGAAGCTTGGGGAAAATTCATCAAGAGCTCCCACGTTAACCTTGCCCCCGCTAGCCAGCTCGTCAGCAACTCTCATCATGGTCGGACCAAACCTAAAAGGCTCAAAGTAGTCCCACTCGGGCGGCGACATTTCTATCCCTACGCCTCCTGAATGATCCAATCTTTTACTATTCTTGAAGAGTTTTTGCCGGAGTGGCTCTCTTTTAGTTATTTTATCTATCTGTGCTTGGGCGCTGTATTTTTTATCTGATGGCTTACTAGCCTCCAATAACCACTTTGCTTGATCTAAATTTGTTCCGGGGAACGCTTGGTCTGGATTGACTCCCGCCTCTTTTGCTATGCCGCCCCAGAAGCCAGTTGGGCTCCATCCTGTGGACGCTAATTGCCTTAGAAAGTCGTGGGTTACGCTACCTTCTTTATCTTTATAGGCGGTGTTTATAGGGGCATATCCAAACTGTTGAATATCATTTAGTAATGACTCTAACTGGCCTCCCCCAAGTGCCACTCCGGTAAGCTTCTTCAACCATGACATTTGCGAGATAGCTTTTACTGATGCGTGTACGCCTTTGCCCGCGTAAGTAATCGCTTTTCCTCCGGAAAAGACTAGCGCCACGTTAGCAATGGCATCCGCAAAAGCTCCGCCTTCTCCCGTCCCTCCAGCTAGCTTGTTATAATCGCCAACATCTTCACCGATTCTATCCGTCATCCATGCTTGCAGGCTTTTTGTTAGACCCGATACTTTTGAGCTCCCTACGGTTTTGGCGATTCCAAATTCTTTTTTCGTGGCATCCGCCAACATTTGATCTATAGAGCCTCTATCCCCCGCCGTAATAAATGATGGCAATTCATTATAGACGTTGGGCAGAGCCTTTCCTAAATTGAAATCATTGAAAATATCTGGGGTTTTTCCGTATCCGGGAATCGTTAGACCACGACCCTCCATTGGATTGTAGCCCAGTAAATAACCCTTTAGCTCGCTTCTTAAATCATCTATTCCTGATCCTTGACCCACCGCCTTGGCCCATTCCATCACGGGCAAGAGCCCTCCGAAGTTCCCAATATTTTCTATGAAGTCAGTAGTTTGGGCCTTTTCTAACACTCTTTCCCTTTCGAGGTATGCGAGTTTTTCCTGAGTCGTTTTTCCTTTACTCCATTCTTTGAAATTCTGTAAATCAATAAGTCTATTACTGTTTGGGGCGAAATTAGGTGTAAATCCGCTAGCCCCGCCCTGAAAAGATCTAGAGTTTTGCGTTGCTTTCTTTAGTCCTTCTGGATGGTCTCTCTTGACCGCTGCGAAATTGGGTTGAGTCGCAGCATCGCGAACGTAAGTTCCAACCTGCCGGTGATAATCTACAACCGGCCTTGACCCGGCTCCGCCCATCGCTCTTTCAGTTCCTAATGCTCGCGCTACAGCGGAGTGAGGGGCGTAATTCGGGACAAACCCTCCGGAAGCTTGGGGGCGGCCCGAACTTTGGGCGAGGCTTTTTATTAACTGCGTTGTTTGTTGGTGATTCTTTTGAGATATTTCAAAACCCTTAAACATGGAGTTTCGAAGAGTTTCATTTTCCTGTTTTCTTGCGCTCCACGAATCAAAAGTAGCTTTCCTGTTTAAACTGCTGGTTTCTCCCATCCGCTCTTTAATCTTATTTATTCCTTGAAGAACAACATTGTCGTTCGTCATGAAAGCCTCTTTCATCTTCATTAACTTTTCGGGCATGGCTAGATCCTTATTCATTCCGATCTTAGTCATCTCTTGCACTCTTTCAACCGTTTTCATTATTCCTCTCAGCATTCCAAAGGGGTTTACGAATAGGTTAGGTACAAAGTCTTTTCCTTCTTCTTTTGTTCTTGGCGGCGCAAAATTCGGGACAAACCCAGATGCAGCGGCAGGCCCTGCTGTTGCAGACTCCTTGAGTTTAGTAGCTGCGTCTTCTAGGGCTTTTGCTGAGATCATTAAGGCGCTTCCTCCTTCTTGAGCTGCTTGAGCGCCGATTTTCCCTGCCTCTATTATTACCTCCGCTGCTGCTGCGGCTTTGAGTTGCGCGTCGGCAATCTTGTCGGCGTTTTGCTGCGAAGTGTCTTCTATAGCCTCCGCCCGACCCCCGACGTCTAGATCTAAATTCAACTGTTCTGCTATGGCAGTGTCTATATTTAGCAAGGGCGCCAGTCCGTCATTTATAGCTTGCGTAAGATTTTGAGTTAAATCACCCAAAGCTGCATCGCTTATGGATACCTCCATAGCTTCAGCTACCTCTTTTTCCGTAGCGACTCCGCCTTCTTGTAGACGAGAGAAGGCATTGTTAACAGCTTCTTGAAAAGAAGGGATTAAATTAGCGCTTGCGTCCTTTAAGTTGGTTATATCTAATGCCTTTAGTTCCCTCTCTAACCCACTTAGATCCAGTGCCTGCGACTCTTTTCCGGTTAAAGATTTAAAGACCTCCTTGAGATTGGAGAATTCAGTCAATGCTTTATTTTGTTCTTTTAGCGCGTTTAGTAAAGGATCATTTCCTCCGCCCATTTTTGACATTAGGTCAAGCGCCTTCTGTTGCTCTGAAAGCCTTTCTAACTGGGTTTTTTCGATAGCGGTCCCTTCCTTATAGGCGCTATCTAGGTTTCCAAGCATATTCAAGGAGCTCTCCGCTATTGCATTCCCCCTTAAAAACGCAGCCGCGAGGTTGTCTTGTTTTTGTAAATTAGCACTTAATTCGGCGCTGATTTTCATTTGAGACCCCTTAAGGTTAGCCCCAATATCCCTAAAAGCCCCAATGGTCTCGTTTGCGGCGGTTTTTTCTTCTGCGGTTCCGGTTCTTTGAATTTCGGTCAAAGTTTTGATCGCCTCGGTAGTAGATAGTGATCCATCTTTAATCTGTGACACAAACGCCTTGGAGATTCCCTGAAGCTCGGCCCCTTGCTTTTCTGAACTTGCTAATATTTTTGCAGCAAAAGTTGCCAGCTCAGCTTTTATACCTTGGGTGGCTGTCTGTCTAGCTTGTCCTATCGCTGCGCCCGCTGCACCTCTTGCTTGGGCTTGTGGGCTAACAGTAGACACTGCCTCCATCCTTTGAGATCGAGCGTTTGCGTTTATCTTACCCACTTGAGACAAGATAGAGAAGGCTTTTTTAGAGCTTGAACTTAGAACCTCAAAAGTTCCGCCTAACTTCGCTAATTCACCCCCTAGCCTTTGGGAGGCTGTTGTTTGGGCTTGAGTCAACTCGGTTACAACCTGAACCGCAGCTTTTAGCCTAACTTGACCCTGTATCGTCTGAAGAAGACTATCGTTAAATTGGCTTTGCTCTCCTTTTGCGCTCCTATTGGCTTTAACACCCTCTTCAAGAGATAAGAAGTACCCTCTTGCTTGACCATCTAATTTGCCCGTTACTTTTTCTATTGCGCTGAGTTGTTTTTCTGCCGATTGAGCGCTAAATCCCGTAGCTTTAAAAGTAGCGGCGAGCTTTTGTATTTGCTGTGGGTTTAGGTCTTTAGTTAGAGTGCTTCCTAAGTCTTTTAACGATATCGACGTTTCGTCAAAATCTTCAAAACCATCGGTTGACTTAACTAGGTTTGTCAAGTCTTTTGCCAGTTCTTTAAGGTTCTTTCCTTGGTTTAAATCTCCTTTTGCCCCCTCGACCGCTTCGCTTAGTTTTTGCGGGTCTCCTATGGCATCAATTATTTTAGTGATGTTTTCGGGATTAACGTTACTCAAGTCCGAAACTTGCATAAAGAACCCTTCCATAAATTTGCTAGCCGCTTCCATATTTCCGCTCTTTATGGCTTGTCCTAGATTGGCCGCACTAAGTGCAAATTTATCCATCTCTTCGATGGCTTTTTGAGTGGCTACCAGTTCTTTGTCTAGAGCGTCTGCATACTGTTGGGCTATCTCATCCCGACGACCATCGGTTTCAAAATCAAACATTGCTAAAAGATCGTCCTTAAAGTCCCAAGCTAATCCACCGACAAACGCTAAAGCTTTTGCCAGTAATGTAAATTTTCCCCCTACCATTTCTATACCCGTCAAGGCAACTTGCGCCCCAGTTAGTGATTTTCCTGTCTGGTCGGCGATTGCGCTCAAACCAAACTGTGTAGCAATCATTCGCCCCATCCCCGCACTAGCGTCTTTTGCAGAACCTGCGGCTTCAGCCGCCTTTGTCTTCAGGATTCCAAGTCCTCTTCCTAAACCCAGTAAAGCGTCCTTCCCTTTTGTTGCGCCCACCGCTAATCCTTTTATTGCGGTGCCAGCGAAAAAATTAGGAACAAACCCTTGGGCAGCTCCATGAGTTTTTGGGTCTTGTCCCGATCTTATGGCTCTTTCCACCCCTTGGCCGCCGCCCCTAGGTTCGTCCCTAGTATTGGCCACCAACAAGCCCATTGGGTTTTTGGGACCTTTTAATCTGGAATCAGTATCTGTATAAATTTTAGCTGATGAACCTTGACTGCGTAACGCCTCTTTTTCTCTAGATATTGCTTCTTCTAGAGAATTTGCCAAATTAGGAATGAACCCCGAAGCTGACCTTCGTGCTCGTGTGGGTATGTATTTCCTCTTATAACCGCCTTTTCCTTCAAGAGCTAAACTAATATCGTTAGAAGGAATAGTATTAAATATTTTTTGGCTACTATATTTTTTGCCTGTTCTATTTACTTTTTTAATATATTCTTGGGCAAATCTTTTTTCGCTTTGCGGGTCTATTACTATAGGTTGTGGATCTAGTTGTAAGTCGTTTCTTTTCTTGGCTACATCTTTGATTGCGCCAACCACTTGTTTTTGGGTGAATTTTAAATTTCCCAGTATAGCTGCGTCTCGAACAGAAGAGGCTCCCCTTGAGTCTTTGTTCAGCATTTTTTGAGCGGTCTTTCTTTCGCCGCTCGTTGCGCCGCTCCCTTTTTTGAGTTTAGCCTCTAAACCGGAAATCATAGAGGGGCTTAATGCCATATTAGGTATGAAGCCCTGTGCTAAACCCTTTCGCCCTCTCCTTCCCGACTTTTCTGTCCTAAGGTCAAGCACTCTTACTTGATAGCCTCCTCCCTCAATGTTTCCTTGGTTCCCTAACGCTTCCCTGAAGGGTTCTCGCGGCAATCTATTTAGCTCGCCAGCCAATTGTTTTAAATTTCTAAAGTCTATAGACTTGAGCCCCGTAGACATATGAGCCAGAACATCCCCCGACGTCTTTATTCCTTTTACTTGTCTGGATTTCAATTGAGGGTAGGCATAAATTAAGTCTTCAAAGTTGTTTCTGGATCCTTGCTTAAAAGATCGGTTCTGGGTTATCCCTTTGCTGGTAAACGCTAGCCCCCTATCTATGTCTTTACTGGCAGCTATTTGTTTCCATATTGCATGTTGACCGCCTCGTGCGCCGCTGTCTCCTCTTTGAGCCCATTCGATTTCTCTGCTGCCTCCGCTCTTATTGTAGTACAGTTTGGACCCCGTGTCGGCATCTAAATATTGACGATCATAATCACCCCCAAATACGTTCATGATGTTTCCGAAATTAGGAATGAAGCCGGAGGCTTGAGCGAGGCGCCCGTCTCTGGGCAAAATAACGGTGCTTTGTGGCAACTTAACCTTGTCGCGCCTTTTGTTTTTTAAGGACTTGCCTTTTATTCTTTCAGCGGTAGCCTTTCTTAGGATATCTCTGGCCGATTGCGGCTTCTTGACGGTCTTGACTTCTTCCCCTGTAATTAGATCAAAAGGAGCGTTTTTTCCGGCGACTTTAGTTCCTTTAGCTTTCGCTGCAGTCGCCTCACCCATAATACCCTTTATTGTATTCAGGATATTTCCGTATGCAGCCTGATCTCCGGGTTTGATATTGTTTAGCGCAGTTCTTAGTGCCTTGAGCTTGCTATCTCCTTTAGCGAAACCTTTCTTTTCGTATGACCTTATCCATCTGTTAATGTAATTGTCGTTTAGCTTCTTTCCTGTTCCTTTTTTTCCTTTTCCGCCCTTGCCCAAGCTGGTGATCATTTTGGAAGCCACTCGTTGAGACCACGCAGTGTATTGGCCAATATCCATTTTCTGAAATTCTGGCACTATTAGGCTAGTGAATTCATCAAATGAATCTGTTTTCTTCCGTGAATTTCGAAGCTCATTGCTGTAATTAGGGCGTCCTAGCTGTGCGACGGAAGCCGTGCTTAATATAGCTTTCCCTCCAAAGGGAGCTATTGTTTCTTTGGCCCTGTATCCTTGTGCCGTTAAGTCGCTGGGTATTGAGGTTACAAAACTAGGAATAAAACCATCACCCGCTGCGATCCTCCCCTCGAAGTCCGGGTCAGAGTGGAGAGCATAAGCGCGTTCAATTTCCGGTTCCAGTTTTTTGTAGTACTTCTCAATCTTTCTCTCGACATCACTCGAAAGACTTCTCTTTTGTTTAGAGTTGAAGAACTGCCTGAGGTCCCCAAGGTCCTTTTGTCGGCGGTTAGGCGATTGAGAGATATTGAAGAGTTTATCTTTATTGGTTAGCCGCAGATGGTGGCCCATGGAGTTAAAGCGAGAGACTGCCCCGCTCAACTTATTAAACTGCCGAGTGTCAAGCCCAGACCCTCCTTGGGAAAATTTAGATCTCTCTTTGGTGGCGTCACCCATACGGCCTATGAAATTGGGAATAAAACCATCAGCCTTACCCTTTCCTTTTTTTCTTGCAAAGGATTCTCTAGCCTCCTTTAAAACCCTTCCGTCTATAGAATCCAAAATGCCCCCGGCTAATTGCGCGGGAAAAACTTCATCAGTCGCTTTTTTGAGAACCTTGGCCCTCTCGCTGTCAGAGACCGTTCTCTTGGCATCAGCCCTAATGACTTTTTTTGTCCCAAAAAATTGCTCTTTAAGATAGCCCGGTATTGAACCCGCCGGCTCAAAATCCCATGTAGCGCTCTCATCTTTTCCTATATTCAGCGCAGACTCCTTGTTTCCTAATTTTAGAGCAGATTCTAGAACCCCCCCCTCTACGGAACGGCTTACTATTTGCTTGTCTTTGTCCACTGAAGCGCGCACGCCTTTTATATATCCTGCGGTGTCAAAGTCTTTACCGAAGTAGTTGCTGTATATTTTGGTCGCCACCTTTTCAACAGCATCAGCCATGTAAGGCTGAATTAGATTGGAGATAGGGCTGTTAAGCATGCTCTCTCCCTTTTTCCTGCTTATAGGTTCATTTGAAACTGTATTGACGGGAATATTTGTGAATTGAGTCATTCGCCCGCTGTAAAGTTTTGCGAAATCCTCGGCCTCTTTAGAATTTATACCCATACCCTTTGCCGCAAGGCTAACAAAAGGCTTCTTTAGGTCTGGATTTGAGAGCGGCCCTTTTATCCCTGACTTAGTCAGTCCGGGCGAGCCTCTTCCCCCAATGATTCCAAAGCCTTGAGTTGTTTTTTGAGTATCTACGCTCATGCTCCCTGAACCGTGCCCCGAGCCGTTCCAGAACTGTTTGAATTTAGGATCCCCCAATAGGGCGGCTTTTTTAGCGCCCTCTTTTTCTTTTCTTTGCTGTCTTGGATTGGCTGGGAAATTCGGGACAAACCCTCTGGCTACCGGAATGGCACCCTTGGGCATTCCGTGCTTTTTAACCATATCCTTGTTGAATATTGCCGACCCAGAACTGCCTCCGAACTTTGGCACAATAACCTCGTCTGTATTGGCAACCATGGTTTCTTTTCTACCCCCGCCAATTGGAAAATTATTTAAAACTTTAGTTCTTGCCCCCCTGCCTGCGCCACCTTCGCCTGCCGTAATGGCATCTCTTTCCGAGGATATTGCTCCTTGGATATTGTTGGCAAAATTTGGAATATAACCGCTGGCTCGTGACCTACCGCCCGTAGCCCCTGCTACCGCAACACCCACAGCCCTAGACCCTGCTAGCTTCGCTATCATGGCTTGTTGGGCTTTATACTGCAGGGTTTGTTGTTCAAGCGTTTTTAACACCATCTCCTCCCGCTTTTCGTGAGTTAGGGATTCATTAGATATGTCTTGGTAAAGTTTGTCGTTGTGCTTTAATATCTGACCTATTTTGGCTTCTATTGCTGCTGTTTTTTGAGTGGCTGTATTAATTTTAAAAACCTCTTGTACGGCTTTTACTGATTGCCCTGTAATGAACTTAAATAATTTAACAAATGCAAGGCCTACGATGGCCAATCCCGGACCGGCTATAAAGTTACCTATAGCGCCAAACATTCCCTTGATCAAGCCGCTTCCCTTTTCTGGGTCCAGAGCTTTTGACAACCCTCCCGCCAGTGAGTTGAACACTTTCAGAAGATTTTCTATTGCGGGGGTGGCTACCAATTCCCCTAATGAAGAAGCAAGCTCCTTTACGTTCACTGCGGCTTCGTTAACTAGTGCAGATAATGTAGTTTGAAGTTTTTCGTTTCTGCGAGCCGCTTCATCCGTTGCGCCTCCTGACTCCTTAAGGGCTCGCGTGTAAATACTGTAATCGCTTCCCAAGTCTTTTATTATAGCTTTTAAATTATTGATTTGAAAAACGCCTGCTACTAACTCATCAGTATAAGCTCTTTGTGAGTCCGTTAGGGTAGAGTAAACTCCAGCATAATCCTGCAGAACACTCATAGCTCCTCGGATATTTCCTGCGGCATCTGTGGTGGCCACTCCAATTTCTTCAAGAGCTTCCCTGACTCCAGACCTAGAAAGACGGGTAAAAATACTTTTGAAAGCATTTCCTATCACGGCCCCACCTCGAGCCGTTTGCTGTTGAACGCTAGTTACCGCCGCCAAAAGCTCATCCATGCCTACTTTTGCACTCTGCGCGCTGGCACCGGCTCTAGCTAAAGCATCGGCCAAGTCATTAGTGCTAACCGCAAAAGCTGCGTCAACAGTAGCTAATTTATTTACTACCTCTGTAGTGGTTACTGCTGCATCGCCATAACTATTAACTGCAGCCGTCAATGTAGCAACTGACTTCGCCGCATCCATTCCGGAAAGCCGAGTCAATATCATCGCATCATTAATTCGGCTAAGGGTTTCTTCCGCACCCAGTCCTTGACGAGCTAATTCTACCGCAGCTTCCGATACAGAAGCAAAGCTCTGCCCTGTATTTCGCGCTACTTCAAACAGGTCTTTTGAGAAATTGGCTAAGTTTGAGCTAGTTAAATTAAGTATTACATTTACATCGGTAAGGGCTTTCTCTACCTCAATAGAGCTAGTGACCATCCCTTTAAATGCGTTGGCTACAGAGTTTACAACTCCCACAGCAGCTCCAAAAGCTAAGGTTCTGGCCACCGAAGCATCTAAAGCGTTTTGGAATTCCCCTAAATCTCCGGTAATTCTGCCTAGCGGCTGCCGAAATCCTTTGTCATCCAAGGAGACCCTGAGGGGGCGAATATTCCTTTCCGCCCTTTGCACTTGACGCGCAATACTCCGCGTGTCAACTCTCGCGTCTAAATCTATCTCTATTGATCCTCTACCTAATGCCATAACAATACCTTACCGGTATATACACTAGATTTAGCCTAAAGCTACAAAATCTTCCATAGTCAATGATCCATCGGGATTGAGGCCCGCTAACTCAAACGGGCTAACATCCGCTTCGCTGGCTACGCCCATTTCTTCCATATCCTTTCTTGTCGCTCCTACCACGCTAAATCCTTGCTTATCTTGACTTCTTTCTACCGCAGTCTTATTTCTTCCCTTGGACTCAGCAAAGGATATTAATTCATCAGGATTGTCTTTTATTCCTTCTGGTATTTTTTCTATATTCTCTAGTATGGAATGTAGTATCTTGGCGTAATTCAATAAATTTAATTGATAAAATGATAAATGATATATAGGTCTATTAAAGAATTTATATAAATTTGCAGAACCAACGACATTATAATACATAGAAAAAACGTTATTAATTGCAAGATGTTTTATATTTTCAGTAGAAAGGTCACTGATTGCCTCGTTGTACCCGCCAAACCATTGAGCTAGCTCTTGCTTGGTTAGCTCGGCATACTCATCCTTGGTGAAGTATTTTTCCTCTCCGTGGGGACTTTTGTAAAAGGACAGGTAGATGCTGTAGTCATTGCTCTTATTTTGAGCATAACTTTCGCAGGTTTCGGCCAATAAGGACTGCCTTCTTACCATGATCTCGGAAAGCTCTTTTTGCGCCTCAGAAATTTCTTCAGTAATCCGTTCTCTCTGACTCGGAATTATTAAATTTTTTTTAGTTTCTTCTAAGCTTTGAACTTTTTCGCCCCGTTCTTTATAGGTCTCTTCATCTTCAGTTGTCCAGATATCCTCCTCGATCATCAAGGCGAGAGTCTCCTCTTCTGTCGGGAGGCCATTTTTTCTAGCTTTATCATATACCTCGCCACGGAAGCGTTCGAGGCGGTATTGGTCCTCGTTTCCGAAGTGTTTGACGTAAGCCTTCTGTCCATCTAGCTCTACCGGAGAGTAACCCTCCGTAATTTGAGCTAGGACTTTTCTTAGAATCTCGTCGCTTGGGCAATCATTTGCCATCAGCCTTGGCTTTTTGTGGCTCTTCCTCGGCCTTCTCTTCCTCGGCCTTGGCTTCCTCGGCCTTGGCTTTTTCTGGCTCTTCTTCCGTAGCCTCGGACCCTTCTTCGCCTTGAGGGGCTATTACATCTGCCGCCGAAGATTCCTCCTCATTCATTTGATCAAGTATAGCGGTGAACTCATCTTGTTCTTGAACACCACTCATGTACCATATTGTGGCAATTGTGCTTAGCCTGTCAATGCTCTTGACAAAAAGCTGTTCCTGCTCTTCATCCGCCTCTTGATACGAGCGATACTTTTCATCAAAATCTGTCCCCGAAAACAAAGGTATCTCTTCTGCGTTTTCATCATCCTCACCCTTTATGAAATAGGCGAGGTGAAGAAGAAACCATGTGATGGTTTTGTTTCTAGCCTTTACGTCAGCCGTGTGATCAAATATAGAAGCTTGCGCTGCCTCAAAATCCGCTAGCTGTTTTCTGATAATAGCCAAGGATGATACGGCCCCTTGCAATCGTTCTTTCTCGTCATTGCTCATGTTGTCGGGGTCTTTGGCGCTGTATCGAATTACGTTTTGCTGTTTCTCAAACAACTGTAAGTACAGCTTTGCATAATTCATTTTGTCGTCTTCATTGAGAACACCGCCCAAATCCACTTGCTTCTTCGCAAGCATTGCGCGTGTCAATAGACCCATCTTTATGAACTTATTTAGCCATATGCTGTAAAACATATCGCCATCTTCCACCTGCGTGCGGGTAGGCTTTCTTAAAAATATTCTAATAGGAGTCTTCTCGGTAACCGTCTTTTTAACCGTCTCTTCGACGGTTTCCATTTTTTTCGTCTCCTTGTTCTTGCGCTTGACTTCTTTGATGACTTCCTTTTCTATCTCTTCTTCAATATCAATTGAGAAGCTGTACAATTCTCTTTTAGTTTTTTCTGCCATTTTCCTTTTTCCTTTATTTAGTGATTACTTGTAATTGTTCCAATTGCCCCACGATCTCTCGTAGCGCGTTGTTTCCGTTATCCAAAATTTTCTTTCTTAAAAAATCCATTGTATCTTCGTCCCAATAGTTGGCTTGTTCCAGCAAAGTCTCTTCTTCGGGCAATGCAGTCTTTAATTTTTCAAAATGAGTTGTATGCTGATAATGCATATCTTCCATTATAACCAAAAATGATTTATATAAGTTTATTACATTTCTGTTTATTTGGAATTCCAATAGTTCCGCGAGTTTACCTTGATCCATATTCTATATTATATGGAAAAACCATAAAATTCAATTATATAAATTGAATAATCTTAACGCCGGGAGCTTCTACGTTATCTATCGCAGCGGAACTTCCTCTGTCTTGCATGTATCCGCTGGTTATTGTGAGGGTTCCCATTGTATTGTCATCACAATCTTTTACGGTTAGCGTGTAGTCTTTTGCTTCGGCTATGCAGGAAGAATAGGTATCGCTTGTCAATTGGTCGGTTAAGCTTGCTCCTTTGATCTCCAATACTATAGTGCCTTCATTATAAACTACTATAGGATCATTAAAACCCATTACCTCTATCTCTTGGTAACTTTGAGACAATGACCAAGTGGCGCTCTTAACGTCTACGCTTCCTCCTATAGCATTATAACCCGCGAGTTGTACTGTAGCTGGTGTTCCTACGGTTATAGGATCATTGCTCGTTGCAGGAGGGGTGACTTCGCCAAGAGCCCCGATATAATTAAAGGTTCTGCTGGTTGTAATGATTGCCCCCGGAGTTATATTAACGTTCATAGAAGTTAAGGTGCATGGGCTGGGTAAGGAATAAGGCCCAGCGGACACTCCAATGCTATTATTATTAGTGGTGGCCATCCCTGCTGATATATCAAAACCGCTTTCTAGGTACCCATTGATCGAAACAGAACCTTTGGGAGACCCTACATTAAATACGGCAGTAGAGCCTTTGATCCCCAAGGACTTGGCGGTCTGTAATCCTAAACCTTCAGAAACCGAAACGCTGGTAGAGTTAAGTTTGCTGGTGGTGGTTCCATTTGTAACGGTAGTCCCAAACCTCTTAATGCAAGTTGACATGTTTTAGTCTCCTCGCCTTTTTATTTTAAGCGCAGTCTTCTGTTTGGTCAGGGAAAACGTCGTTTGGAATTCTGGTTACAAAAGTCATGTTTGTCTTGGTTATACCTTCGGGAGATGCGCTCGTCCCTCTGCCCTCCAAAACGCCGGAGTCTGAAATGTCATAAATGCTGATTCCCGAACAATCCTGTATATCGATGCTGTAGAACCACAAAGTTCTCGTGTCTTCGCCATTTTCGCCGCAAAGGCCACTAGCTCCGGTGATTCTTACTATGTCGTAATTAATGGCCGCTGCATCTGAAGAGATTTCGAGCGTTATGCTTCCGTCTCCCATTTTTACTGTGGGCGTGGTGGATCCAATTTTTTTCTCTTCTTTGAAGCTTTGGCTAGCTGTGTATGAAAAACTCTGCATTCCGGATAATTCAATAGGGGCGCCCATACCACCGTCTTTGGTGTAGGGTGTCATTGTTCCCGATATGTTGGCCGCTACCAAAGGATATATTTTTGCTGTGGAAGGGACGCTTGGAGTGCCCCCGAAATCGGTTTGGCCGGCAAAGGAGGCGGTAGAAGATATTTGTATAGTTCCTCCGGCTTCAGCACTAACGCTCATATTAGTCATTTGATTATCGAGTGGACATTCAAGAGCGCCCGCCTTAAGTGTTTGTGGAGCGGATGCCCCTGCTCCGCCTGCCTTGGAGGCCTTTCCTATCCTACCTGTTAATGAAGAGACCTGAGATGCGCTCGTCATCACAGAGTTGAACTGCATGGTTCCCTTTGGCTCATTTGTCATCACTTGAGCAGTGTTACCTCCTCCCATAACCGGAACCGCTTCCAGCGTAGCCGTCTCATTAAAAGTGACGCTTGTGGCGTACTGGGTTGTCCCATACGCACTTACCTCCATATTTTTATAACATGTTTTTCCCATTTTTTTTCCTTTTTTTAAATTTTAAATACCGGCCGTTGCCTTGTTATGATAGATACACCGAAAATCAAGATTTAGGAAAATATTTGTTGTACCCCGCTTGCGGAGTTATAGAAAGCCTCATAATTTACGCTTACCGTCATATTGTCGCCGATGTCCGCTGATACTGCACTTCCCATGAGTTCTCCGCTTTCTATGTAGAAAGATCGGATCCCTGATCCGTCACATGTTTCTAAGTCTATCCTGAGCTCGCTAGTGGATCTTTCACATATAAAATCATAAAGGTTTTTCACCTCGTAATCTTTCACGACCATGTCAAAATCCAAAGACACCACTATCGGGACCTCCGTCAAGAATTCAGTGGAGTAATATTCGCCCACGCGCTCAGAGGCAACTCTCGGCAAATTTATATTTAAGCTATACGATTGTATACAATTCGTAGATCCAAAAGGAGTAGTTAATGATATATTTGAAGCTATTGCCGGCGTGGCCGTTATACTGGAGGAGGATGGGGTTTCGGAATTAATCTTTCCTATTTCACCATAGGCGGTCATGGTAATATCATTACTAACTACCTCTCCTATAGCGCAGGAACATTCATAAGAATCTACATACGCGCTTTTAAAATTGAAAAACTCTCCATTTGATTGGTGGGGTCCGTATACCAAGTATCCACTTAAAGAGGTGTCTAGTAGCCCCGTTATGGGGTCGCTGGAATTAATAATGGATCTTGAAACAGCAACACTGCCTACTAGAAACCCATTTAAGGTGTTTCCCACAAAACCGTGGCCCATGACGTTCAAAGATTCATAAGGCACCTCCCAGCTCCCGTCAAACGATTGAACCCCATGAAGTTCCTCCGTTGATACCCCAGCCTCCCCAATGAATACTCGCTGGTCTGGATAAAAATTTCTACCGTAAGCCATGCCTATGTATAGGTACACAAAAAAGCCCTCTAAAGAGAGGGCTTTTTTGGTATAATATATTAGTAAGGACTAAGCGCCTTTACCGGAGATGAACAATCCGTTAGAACCATCATTGGCTCCACCGACTTGAGCACTGAATGATAAATCCACAGTTTTATTGTCACCAATTGAAGAACTCATGTTTTGAGAGTCCAATTGCGCGTTCTTCAACGTGAAGGCTACGCTACCAGTGGCGCTGCATTTTTCATTCATTGTTATGGTGATATCTCGCTTTTGAGCCTCATTACAAAGAAGGTCCCTGAGCGTTCCTGACTGGATGTCCGAAACATTGGCGCTTACCGCCATTGTGACGTTGATGGGGAAGTCAAGCTCTCTAGAGGTTGGGAAAGTATCTCCAAGGCACTGCAAAGGAGTTCTTCCTAAAGGCATGTCGATGCTTACGCTTTGTACGCAAGATACACCAGTGCTGCTCGCCGCAGTCATTCCGGGAAGTACAACACCTCCGCCTTGAAGACTTGCTGCTCCAAAAGAAAGGGTCAAATCTCCGGGTCGCAATGCAGCTACCGAAAGAGCTCCAGTAGATGCGGCTGGAAGAGTGGTGGCGCTGCTGATAGCGCTCCCATCTGCAGGATTAATAGCTGGGCTTGCGAAGGAGACGGCGGTACTATCAAATCGGACATTAATGCCTTCCGCACTTACGCTAGCCGTAGGAATTTCTCCTACGGAAGCCTCTACTCCATAACTGGTAATATAGGCGTTGCCGATTCCGATAACGCCATTCTGAGCGACGGTTGATCCAATTGCATCTTCACCCTCCTTGGAGGTCATGATGTAAAAATTTCTTTCGGCGCTGGAGCTGCCAGAGGCCATAACTCCCGATAGGGCGTTTGCCGTGCCGTTGGTAGTCAATCCTAGACCGCTCTCATTGTAACCGTCTACGACATAATAAGAAAAGTCGCAACTTACAGTTGGAGCTTCTATAACTTCTCGACTAAGAGCTGCCAGCCTTCCGAATGAGTTAACATCGGTACGAGTCACCTCTACAGAGTGACTTACGTCCTGTATTCGATGAAGCTGTAAGGGGGAGGCGTCTCCAGTCGGCCCTGTGTAAAGAGCCTCGCTTTGATATATAATACGTTTTCTAGCCATGATATAAAATATTAGTTACCTTAAGATACAGCAAAAAAACCCAAATGTGAACTTTTTTTTATATTTCTTGTTTGGGCAACCTAGGGGTGCTTAATGTAAAGTCGATAAACCCAATTCTCATCCCTCTTGGTATGTTTAGCGCTGAGCCTGCTGTATCGTATAATTTGGAGCAAGAGACCTTCTCGATAAAAGCATAAGGACCTCCTCCATTCATTTTGCTTTGATATAATCCCGAATAAGTATAGGGAGGATTTTTTATATGAAAATACTCGCCAAAAGGAAAATTTTCAAAATCTATTATGGGTACACAAACTTCTGTTGAGTCCCTGAACAGAGAAAGCGCTCCATCTAGAGTAAAGTTTTCATTAACCACTACCACGACTCTTATATTACTTTGCGTGTCTTGCATCCCTCCCAGCGCAAACGGCTTGTTAACGCTAGAGTTGTAACTCAGGAACGCTGCGGGAACAGTGTAATTGGGTGAGCCCAGACCTGTTACTGTTTGCAAGAAAGTTTCATCATCATCTCCAGCAACAATAAAATCTGTATTAAATAACAAATCTTCATCGCTTTCATTGGTTATGTAACAGTTTATGGTTTTCCGGTCAAAGTTTCCACTAATAGCTAAGTCGTCACCGACCCCTGAGTTCATGACTACGCGCCCTTTATCAAAGTCTATCATTAATCCTGTGGCGTCATTTCCATTTTGATCCACCCAAGAATAGGAAGATCCGAAAGCGCCTCCGCTAACATAAACCCCGGAAGGTACGTCAGCTCCATTTGCTACAAATTGCCTGTCGGGGCTGTAATATGCCACTTGGTTAACCGGAACATCAACGTTGAGGCTTGAGTAATAGAAGTTCTGGGAAATTCCAGTCTCCGTGGCTTCTCCATATCTTGTCAGTCTATCGTCGAACCAGAGATAAAAACTGCTCAGAACTTTATGGTCAAATTGTGGCTTCATAATCTTTTGAGGCTACCCTCTATGCGCTTGAGCATATTCTCCAGAACCTCAGACAGATAGGGCATCGCCTTAGATGTGGAGGCGCTTCTAAATTCCACTGAGGCCTCGATTGCTCCTCCTGACCGACTGGTCTTGAACCGGCCAGAACTTGAGTATAAGTATTTCCCGAGACCGCTCATGCCTCTCTCTACGGCATCTACCCAACTATCTGTCGACCACGGAGAAGGCGAGACCGCCGCTATCTGTTCTCTACTCGGAACCGAGAATTTAAGTACGTAAGTAAGCGCATTGTTTTTCTTCCTCAGGCTTTTTATTTTTATAGATCTAGCCAAAAGGCTCCTTATCGGAGAAATCGGATCCGAGCCCCTATCAAAACCAATGAAAGTAAATAAATTTCCATACCCTCCTAAAGTTTTTGAAGTGTTTGGCGCACTAGCCCCTCCCTCTATTTCTTGGGTTATAGGATGGCTTTCGAATTCCTCGAGAACTTTTTGAGTCTCTTTATTTAAAGCTTTTTCGATGCGGGGCAGTAATTGACTTTTTACTATCTTGTAGCCTTTCTTTGCTATTTCCGCCTTTAATTTAGAGACATTTACCCTAGCCATCAGTCAGCCCTTCTTAAATAAATCGTGTAAAAATGAACCTCAAACGGCCCTACCTTAGAAGCGTCACTAACGATCCTAAATGCATCTCCATCGATTTCTATATTAGTGGCTTTCTTGAATAGGTCGTAACCGGCCTTCTCTATTTTTACCCTTACCTGACCCTCTCCCATGGGGACATTTACTTGAGCTTGTGTTCCCGGCAAGTCCATTTCCCCTTGGTCTTGCTGGTACCTTATTCGCGCCTGAACTGTTGTTTTGGTTACTTTTGTTCTCTTTGTAGTCTGATCTTTTAGTCTTGAGTAAAGCGCATTGTAAGTACCATTAGTAGCGACGAAAATTTCATTCTCTCTTTGAAATACTATTACGGCACGGGCGAATGTATCGTGCATGTCATTAAATACGTTTCCAATACTGGTTTTATCGGAATCTGAAATCAACGAACCCATGACTTAATAAGGGGGGTAATAAAAGGGATATCTCCAATAGCCGCTGCCGGAAATAAATCCCCCATCAAATCCCGCAGTTTGTCGAGGCATCGCCTGATAGGAATTATAAGCGTAAACCAGCTTCTCCAATGATTCTCCCGCGTCTTTAGCTATCATTCGGTAGGTACGGGCCAAGTCGACCCTATTGCTCCGGACAATGGTTGTGTCTCCTTCGGTCAAGCGCGTCCAATCCATGCTGCCGGTCGCCCCCATATTTAAGACGACGCGGGCTTGCCGCGTATAGAAGTCCTTGAGGTATAGCTGACACAGGATATTTTCCTCTTCCAGATGAAACGTACCAGTTTGAGAGAAGCTCGAATAAGTTAGGTTGTTTAGTTGCCCAACGTTAGACTCTAGCCAACCCGATATATGCTGAATTTTAAATTCCCGTTTTAATTGAGTAGGCTCATCGTCAAACTCGTTATCATATATATTGGTAGCTATCTGCCCGACGCTGAGTCCAGAAAACATTTTACAAACCTTCGCTGCTTATTCTGAGGATTTCTGCTGCTGCGTCGCTAGAGGGGTCTACGAGGGGTTTCTGGAACCCAATGTTGTACCCCGCGCCAGCTCCTGCATGAGACTTAAATGCCCGCACAATCTTATTCTTGAGGGTCAGCTTGTTTCCACTAGGGAGTATGCCTACCTGTATTGCCATTGTCTGAAGGTCAGTAAGGGTCATTTCCCCCATGCGCTCTTCTAGTATGGCCTTATTTGTAGTGCGAAAAGGGTTTGTCTGTTTTACTCCTAGCAGATCTTCTAAATCTTTAATTTGGTCCATTTCGCTTTTTCCGTCTGCTACCTGCAGTTTGTCTAGTTTTCCCTTACTTCCTTTGGCGCTCTTCTTCGCCGGTGCCTTTTTCGATGTATTTTTTTTAGTTGCCATAATAATTATAGGTTAATTATGTATTATACTTCAGTATACACAAATTTCAAGTTTCAGAGAACAAAAAACCCGCCCCCTTTTGAGGGGCGGGCTTTTCAACAACTAGTGGGTTTAAATTAGTGACCCGCAACAACAATGCCCGTAAGAACACGATTGTCTACAACCATACGGCCCTCTTCGAGAGAACCGAACCAACCTAGTTTTTGTTGGCGGTTGCTATATTGGTCGTCAGCGATCAAACTGAACTCAGCGCCGGTTTCGGCATCAGTGGCAACTGCACGAATCAAGGATTCGCGAGAGCGGTCGATACCAAGTACCAAGTCGTCTCCAACGGCGAAGCCAACCTTGCCGGGAACCGTCGAAGCGGCTTGGAAAGTTTGGAATAAGCGACAGAACTTGCGGTTAGGTCCGAGTTCATTGATTTCCATGAGTCCGATGCCATAAAGCTCGGGAACACCACCGCTCGAGAAAACTCGATCACGATAGGATTCTGGAGCAGCGACTAGCCCAGTTCCAGCTCCACCAGCAGGGCCGGTAGAGGTATTCACTGGGTTGTACGACAAAGCGCGAAGATCTTCCATAGTCTCGGGAGAGATTATGAGATCAGTGATGCCTTTAATGGCTCCTTCAGGAGTGCCACCCGTCCAAGCGGTGTTAATGCGCTTAGCCTTGGTAACAAGACTGTTAAAATCAGCCAACGTAAACCCGAGGGTTGCGGAAGCCTGATCCATAACATGAGGAACGTCATTAGTAGAAGCGTCTGCCAAGGATCCCAAAATGAGATTAGCAGAAGTCGACTCTTGCTTAAGAAGAACTTCTTGAGCGACACGAGTCATAGACTTGCCAACTACGTCAAGGCGCGATTGCAAAGCGTAACGACGATCAAAGCTTACGGCACTATCGAGACGATAGGTCGTGAACTTGAGTTCGCTAGCGGTAGGTAACACTTGGTTAGTGGGAAGACCACCGGGGACCGTAGTGCTATATACCTTAATGTAATCGTCAGCGTTGATGTCGTAATAGAGATCAAGCGGAAGACTCGGGTTGCTTTCAGCGTTAAACTGGAAAGAACTAAACAGATTGCTCACGGTAGGAGCCTGATTAATAACTTCAGCCAGAACCGGTCCCATAAATTCTGCCAAGGCGGCTTGCGCTTCATAAGCAACAGTACGGTCACGGGAAGCCATAGCTTTTACAAGCTCAACTTGCTCGTCGGTGCGTTTAAGAGTAATATTCATTATCTTTTTTCCTTAATTTCAAGGTTAGCAATTAATCCGAGCAACAATATAAGCTCCGCTAGTATTGGCAGCGCCAGTTCCAACCGAAGGTCCAGCGAATTGGTCAGGAGCAATACCGCGATTTACGCGAGCCCCTGTAGCCAAAACTTGACCGATAGCTTGTGTAGTTCCCGTAGGATACGCGGAAACTCCTGTGACCTTACCAGCATTAGAGCTGAGGGTCAGCCAGTGTCCTTCAGAAGGAGTGCCGTCAACAGCCGCAGCTGAATCGAGAGTTACGATTCCTTTACCAAGAACCGGAACAGCTTCTCCGCTCAAGACGGACTGGGTTTCCAGTTTCTTTTGTGGGTAGTAAAGCAACTTCTCATCGTTCTCATCATACTGAGCGGTTTGAAGTAGCGTTACACCAACGCAAGAATCACCAGCCTGTGCGGCTGCGACGTTAAGTGGAACTACAGGGTATTGATCGCGACCAATGAAAGGATAATCCGTCTTACCGAGATAAGAGTTCGTTTCATATAGTACGGGATCAAGACTGAAGTCCCCAGCATTTACCTTAACAAAAACGCCGGCATCTCCGTCGCCACTGTCGCTAACTTGATTGTTAGCCGCAGTATTAGCGAAAAGATTAACGACATCTTCTTCGGCGTACTGACGGAATGGTAGTAGTCTTATTGCCATGATGTTTAATAATTAATTGTTATGTTTTCTTTAGAGAAAGCGTGATTGAATTTTTCCCGGAGGGATTGCTCTTCTGCCGAAGCTTCTTCGTTGTTATTGAGCAGGGCGGCAGAAGATTCCTCTTCTACTGTATCCAAAACTTCTTCAATAACTTCTGCGGTTTCTTCAGTAACAGCTTCGGAAGCTGCGCTTTCGGAAAGCTCAGAGAGGCGCTGTTGCACCGCTTCTTCGAGGTGAGCGTTAAATTTTTCTTTTTGACTTTCAAGATAAGCCTTGGTCTTGTGCTGCCACATGACTTCAACTTTTTCCTGATAAGACGCAAAGGCTTCCGTTGCGCTATCGAGCTCAGAGAGTTCGGATGCAACGATCTTAAGATCTTCTTCATTCAATTCAAAAGCTTCAGTAATTGCAGCCATGCGAGAATTGAAGAGGTCTTTAGCTTCGCGGAGACGTTTTTCTTCGGCCAGTTCTTCCAATTGTTTTTCTGTAGCCACAAGCTTCTCTTTTACTTCGTCAACTTCTGACGATAGAGCTTCATGACGATCTTGAGCTTCGGAAAGAGCATTCTCCTTTTCAGCCTTTTCTGTTTGCCACAGTTCGTCTTTTTGCTTGATGGCGTCCATCATTACCTTGGAAACGCTGGCGACGGCTTCTTCAAAATGCTGACTCTCGCCAACTTTTTCCGAAAGAAGACCTTCGATTTGTTTTAGTAGATCTTTAGTATCCATAATTAATGCGTTTGTCTTGTTTACATCTTTTTTTCCGGAAAGGGAACTGTTTTTTTTCATTTCTTCTCTTTCGGAGTAAATTTCTTTATTGTTTACGAATATTGATTTGGCCTCTTTTGCGGCTCTTTCCTCTTCTTTTATTTTAATTGTTTTTTCGCTTTCTACGGTGACTCCTTTAACGTCAGCGGCCGGATTGGTGGTGAATCCTATGCCGAGAGGATATATCTCGCCAATCACCAAACGATGTACGCAGGTCCCATCTTCCATCTCCCCTTCTCCGTCATAAGCCTTGAGGTATTTACTAAACTCTTTGATTTGAGACTTTTCAGTAATTAGTTCAGCTTCACTGAGGTCATCACTGCCTACGGCTATGCAGTAATCATTAAATCCAATTTCCCAACTTGCAGATATTACATCTTCAAACTCCTGACCCTCTCCGCCTTCTTCTAGCATCATAGCAAAGGCCGGATTGACGACTTTATAAACTAGCGCTCCCAGTGCTATATTAAATGGGTAGTCGGTCGACGCCACGCTTTCTTCTTCGAGTAATTCGCTAGTTCCGTAATCACTGAATGACGAGGATATTATATGTCCAACAACTTTTTCTTTTTGATGCTCTATGTTAGTAGGTTTATTAATGAAGTAATCTTTTATAGCAATGGCGGTCTTAGTATCAATTCCATCACCATTTTTATTAAATCTATTAACTACGGCAGCATTAAATGCAACACCAAGTAAATCAATATTTTTACTGAGATCAACATCTTCCGGTATTAAGGGACGCAAATGATCAAGGGAGGCCTGACTAATCCCAAATGGGGTGCAGCTACCCTCAACACAAGAGGCCGATACCGCGCTGTTGAAGGAGCTGGTATATCTAAAGGGAGTGGACATTTTTAATCCAACTTCTCAAGATTCTTTTTGTCTTCTTTTTCGTCCTTCTTTAAGTCTTTAACCTGCTTTTTGTCGTCTTTGATGGCGTCTTTCTCGTGCTCTTTTTTTTCTTTCTTGTCGTCTTGCTTGAGCTCTTTTTTATCTTTCTCTTCATCGTCGCCAACAGTCTTCACTAGTCGCTCGGGGTGTTTGACTCGTAATTGTTCCTCAAAGTCGATGTTATTCAACGGGGCAATGCCTTGACCTTTGGATTCTTCTTTTTTCTTGGAATCTTTTTTGTCGTCTTTCTTGTCGTCAGATTTCTTATCGTCAGATTTCTTGTCTCCATCTTTGTCGTCGTCTTTGTCATCGCCACCCTTTTTCTTGCGAATCATTTCTAGAAATTTTTCTTTGGCTGCTTTTTGTTTATCGCTCGCCGCTTCGGACTCTTTCTTCTTGTCGTACTTAATATCTTTCTTGAGATCGTGAGTCTCGACGCTTTTCTTTTCCGAGGGCTTGTCTTTCTTTAGCTTTTTAAGCTTGCTTTCGTCGTCCTTGACGGCATCTTTATGGTGCTCTTTCTTTTCTTTCTTGTCGTCACGCTTTAGCTCTTTCTCATCCGTCTTCTCCCAGTCCTTGGCGGAAGATTCATCTTTCCATGTTTTAGGCAACGAACTTTCACAGCCCAATTTCTTGGCTCGAGCGGTAAGTTTCCGCTTAAACTCATCAAAGCTCATAGGCCCTTTATACATTCCCCACGTACTTACAGCAGCCCGTACATTCTTGCAAGAGACCACAGGAAAAGAGCGACGTTTAGGATCTAAAAACGCACTCTCCTCGAGTTCGCTTCTTTTTTTACCATCGTAACGCTCGGCCGCGAGAGCCATGCCCTCGTCCACCTCAACGCCGAAAGCCGAAGCTTTGGTTTGGATAATAGCGTAAACTTCCGCTTTGCCCTCGACGGATAGGGAGCTTTTTCCTACCTCAGCAAGAGAGCGCTGGATCGAGCTTTCGTCGTATACCGGAAAATGCCTTAAGCGGTGGGGTACTGTTTTACCCGCTACCTTACTACCGCCGGGCTCAATATAAGCAAAGGCGGTATCTGGTAATTCATTAATCTGCTTGTGCGTCTTGTGCTCTTCGAAGATCTTTTGTAGATTCGTAGACTCGCTAATTTTTTTTGAAAAATCTAATTCCATAATTTTAAAAGTTTATAGTAACAACTTGTTACACGCTATTTTTGAGTTTGAGAATCTTGTTTGTCATATTGGCTATGATAATATAGGGCAGCGGGATACAATTCCAATTGGTGTTCTTGAGAAGCTTCTAGTATTTGGGGCATTGCTGAGAGCTTTTCAATATTATTAAAATCCTTAATGCAATTACTGACATTTTCTTCCCATTCTGTTGAGTCAGAAGAGACGACGACCGTTTTACATAGATCTTCCAGCAGGGACTTCTTCTCCTTGGATAATCTTTTTATATTGTTTACGGATCTCATTTCTTTTTGAGCAAAAGAGAATAATTCTTCCGTTCTATAAATAGTATCCTGAATTCCTTTTCTGTCGGCTAGCGCCATTTTTTCATTATTGGGAGCGCCAGTTGGCCGGCCTGTCTCCGATGGAGTTTTTTTGCGTGGGCGCCCAACTGTAATTGGTCCAGCTTTGGGCTCTATGCCCTTATCGTCGACCACGTCCTGTACTGCAGGTCGTTTGTTTTCAGGTTGGTTTGTTTTGGTTGGTTGTCCGTCACCCTCTTCTTCCCCTTCGCCGAAGGGTAGCTCTGGACCGCCCACCAGAGGCGTGTAGTATCCTTTCTGCCGGTCCTCTAGGTACTCTTTCTGGCCAGAATCTACATCCACGCTCGGTGGATACAGTCCTGTTTTTATGGTTTGAATGCCTTGCTCTGGCGTAAGGATGCCTAGCTCCATCAGTCGAGTGGTCACTCGCTGTAGTTGCACCTCATCCTTAATATCAATCTCTTGAAATCGAATCATGGGATATTTCCTGAACCCCATGTTTTGACATATAAGCTTTACTTGAGGCTGTAAAAAATCATTTAAGAAAGCTGATCGAGCCTCCTTGAGGCGCTCGAGGAATATTTGAGCCTTAACCTGAGTGTTGCTGTAGCGCTCGTGTCCTACCACTACGTTCTGCAAAGCTTCTTTTATATCTTGATCTACAATCTTGTACTTCTCGGGCCCTAGTACTCTATTGAGGTCCGGAATAATGAATTCAGCCTTGGTGGTATAATCACTAACCAATACGCGCCCAATGCTTTCATTTTGAAACAGAGATTGCATAGCTTTTAGATTATGCGGATTTATGCCTCCTTTGTCAGGAGTATTCCCCATAGTAATCAGGAGAATTACATTCTCAATGGTTCGAGTAACCGCTTGATCCACCTTTTTAAGTTCAAGCTTCCAGTTGAGATCGTCAAGAACGGGAAATCCAAAAGGTATAGCAAAAGGCTCGTAGTCCTGCTTCTTATAAAAAGAAAAAGTTAATTTATCAGGATCAAGTTCCATGGATATCCCGTCGTAGCCGTACGCGCCCTCCTTGATCAGTTTCTGCGTTTCTTTGGGAAGTCCTTTAAGCACTTCAATATCATAATCGGTTTTTGGATCTTGCAACCGCTCTAGTTCAAACTCCGATAATATCTTCCGGTAGACCTGCCCTTGGAAATTAGTAGATCGGATAGTGGCTATATCATAAGGGTTTAGCATGATATAGCGTATAGGTATTTCCCCGGGCTTCATGAATTGAGATCCATAGATCTGAGACATCTTATTAAAGTCTTCAGTGGTGAATTTGGAATCTATCCTATAGAGAAATACATTACCGCTCCTATAGTACTCCCGGAAGTATTGATCCTTAACATTCCAGATTTTTATTTTCTGAAACCATTTGTCTATAAACTCTCTAGACTTGTCAGTGCCACCTTCAATGTATAGCTCGGTATTAGCAAACTCTGACATGATATCAATAACATTGCGAAAAATAGGAATATTAGCATAGGCTTTTTGACAAAGAAGAATACAATCCCTGACGTCCGCGCCCATCTTTGTGTAAAAATAGGGCATCATGCCTTCCCGAATATTGGCATACTTCCAAAGCTTGGGGCTTATAGTGGCAGTATTCATCCTAGTTTGGGTGCGGGTTATACTCCCCCCCTTATCTGCCCCGGTCCGCTCGTAGGCTTTCAGTGTCTGGGTGTAATATGAATGCCCTGCCGAAGCTGGCTCCCATGAGGGGGCCTCCCCTTTTGTTTCGCCGATTAAATCATCGACGGTCTTGTCTTTAAATTTATCCCAGTACTCCGACTTTTTATTATATTTTCTTTTTGCCATGCCCTATGATACACCAAAGTTATTTAAAAGTCTAAGAAAAGTTAAAAGTTAACTTTCAACTTTAGGCCACGAACATAGGAGCGAAGCTCGTTTGGATATTCTCGTGTTCCATGTTTTCCATATCATAGTATATCTTGATCATCCAGTTCCCAAGGATTAATGCTGAGTAGGAGTCCTTTCTTGCCTTTTCAGGGCCAGTCTGTCGCCTTAGGTTGTCGGGGAGGTCAAAAGTTTGCGTTCCCTGTGCTGTCGTCTTTATTTGGATGAGGGCGCATTCCGCTTTTGTTTTTTCCATTAAGTCTACCTGATGCTCAACCAGATCTATCATCTTGGCTGCAGCGCTCTGCTTGTCTTCCGGGTTCTTGAGGAATCGCAAGTCCTTAATTGGGATCTTTTTGTTTCGTTGTTTGAGATAGTCGTCATTCACGGCTCGGGCGCCAAAGAATATTCTCTTGTGGTCGAAATTAGCTTGAAGTAGTTCATTCGCACTTCTAATCCAATGGGAGGTAGGCTTACGAAGTATGCAGATTCTTTTCTTATCTAAATTGTATTCCATCTTAGCTTCTCTTAAAGCCTTTTGATAATTATCTAAATTATCAAGCTCCGCGCTGATAGTGCCTATCTTCAGATTACTCTGCTTGAATAAGCTGCTTTCGTTGCACGCATTAAGAAATTGAACTCCGCCATTATAGTCACCAACGATTGCTACAATGTTAAAGTTGTTTAACAAATAATGAAAATAGAAAATATGGTCTTTAAGACGGGCTCCAGACACGGCGTAATTATGTACTAACGTCCCATGCCTACCATCATCATTTAATTTAAAAACCTGTATGGCAAAATCATCCGAACTCTCACTTTCCGCCCAGCTAGGGTCAAAAGAAAGAAGGTATTTGTCCGAAGGCTCTCCGGCCACCTCCACGCACGGAGAATGCCCGTCCTCAATGGTGCAGGCCGCCATTTTGGATATCTTGAAGTAGCCGGAACTATCATCCGTGAACACAGCCCCAAACTCTCTATCAAATTGACTTTGGCTCATGCTGGCTCGAGCTTGATTTATTAAATTTTGATCATAAAGCTGCAGGGGCGCACAATCATAGCTAAAATGCATTATGGTGCGATGGGCGTTGCCTTGTTCAGGTATATTTCCTTTTATCAAATGTTCGAACTTATCATACAGTTTATACATGTACTCAAACTTATATGAAGCCGACGATAGCATGATCAATTTATTATTAGGCCACACATGACGATCCTCCTCGGTCATTCTTCCCTCTGCGATCATCTTGGTTTCCAAATTATAAAGTTCTTCACGCTCGGTGGGGTTCTCAACAACTGATAGGAAGGGAACAATAACTTCGTTATAAATCCTCTCGGGCATCAAGAGGAACTCATCAATAATAATTCGATGAAATCTAAAGCCCCGCAGTTTTTCTCCATCACCCAAGGGAAGCGCATGAATGCGGCTAGCGCCTAGTTCTAGTGTCCATTGGTCATTGTTCTTGGCTTTGCGGGTCACGCACTGTGCGAGGAGGGCGGCCTCTGGCTTGGCTAATATATCTTCTATTTTTTTAAATATCATTTTAGACTGACGGAAAGATTTGGATATAATGCCAATCTCCACTCCTTGATTCATGATGGCGTCAAGAAATGCAAATATGCCTGTCGTGAATGATTTGGACATACCTCGACTCCAAACGCCCATAAAATAATCTGATTCCATCATAGCTTTTATAGCCATATGTTGAAATGGAAATAATTTTATTCCACTAAGCATATCCACTGTAAAAGTGGTATTACCTTTCATAAATTCAAACAATAGGAGCTTCGCCTCCTTTTCTTCCAAGAAGCCTTTCTTGGATGCGATGAGTTCGTTGATCTCGGAGGAATACTTTCCTCGCGGTGGTTGTTTACCTGCGTCCCATGTCATAATTATCTAAAAAATATTGCAAATCAACATTCCACAACTCTTTACCATAATAAAGTAATTTTGGAATCATTAATTCTGAGTTAGCTCTTGTACCTGTAAAAACAAATTGGCAATGCCCATGAAATTCATGGGTCAGTAAGCGCATGTTATGCCAGACATAAGAAAGATTGGACTTGTGCGGTCCGAAGTTGTTGTTTTTCTTTATTTTGTCTAAGCTGCTTTCCGTGACTATATATAAATAAGCATCGAACTGTTTGGCGCGAGCCAGTTCCTTTCGGAACCTTTCGAAGCCAATAGTCATTGTCCCCTTGAAATCCCCTTCGCTTTTGCGGTCTACAAAAGTATAATTATAATTATCTCCACCCATGGTATAATCACCGAAGTCCAACTTGTGGTTTTTGGTGTTTTTAAAAGAAAGAGGTTTTTGTTCGCGGGTGTCGATGTATATTGGAATTTCTTCTATTGAATTTTTTTTCTGGAAAAAGTCTTTAGTGATACCTTTATTATATAATGGTTTGACGCCAAGCCCTTGACAGGCTTGAACGTAACCGCCGAAATTATACTTATACATATCTATTGGCGGTAATTTATTTATCTCTATCTCTAAGTGGTTAGGTCCATGCTTTAATTCTTTTTGATCTATTCTATTCTTTAGTTGTTTAAGTATGTATTCTTTTACTTCTTCTTTATCAGTGTGTTTGTAACACCATTGAATCAGTTGAGCTCTGGTAGAGAAATCGGTATTGAAGTAGTCGAATTTGTTCTTGAACGGGAGGGGATCCCCGGTAAGCCGATTGAGCCGAGGATATTCTTGAGTATAGTATTCCGCCACTGTGAGGCCATGAACCTTCAAATGACGGTGCAGGGCTGCATCGTTCTTGAAAGTCTCTTTGCAGACCCCGCATGAGACTTCTATGCCCGTGTCTGCCATCTCCTGAGTCTCCAAAAGCATCTAACTATAAAATTAGGTATTTTTAAATTAAAGCCTTTTGTGTTTGTCGTTGAAGCGTTTTCAGCGTATAGTCTTCTAGTCAATATTCTTTTCCACCAAGATATATTTTCTAGTTTGCAATTTATTATTTGTATGTTTTTTGTTTTGGGCAAGTCTTTTTTATCATAGTTTCCCCAATTCCCCATATCGACGAGCGCCCCGTCCCAGATATGATTGAAGTCATTTCTAAATGTGCAATCTTTGATCTTAATGTCTCGGCTTTCACATTTAATGGTGAAATGATGTTTTGTTCCTTTGGCTATGAAAGTGCAATTTTCGAAGAGTATATTGTCCCCCCGCACAATGTCTACGCAATCCTCATACCCCCCTATGATCGTTGTGTTGCGAATAGTTACATTGCTAATATGAGTCAGCTTTAAACCTTCTGCTACTCCACAGGCATTAATGTGACAAGAGTCGATAAGGGATTTGCGAGTGGTGCCGCCTAGCCCAAAGGCATTATCGTCTGCAGCTCCTTTGAATCGGGAAAAGTCTCCCTCGAACTCTTGATCCCTTATTATTAGTGCGTAAGTATCCATATGGAGATAGGAACAAGACTTCCCATAATTGTGGCTATGGCGTCCCATACGTCAGCCGTGTGATTCACTTTGCCCATGTCCCAGCCCTCTTTGAGGATTCCAGCTATCCCTCCAAGCGCAAAAAAGGGTGGCCACATAAACCCTAGAGACGATAGGCCACACCCTACAATAAAATGCAAGACTTTATCTTTTTGTTTAAATAACATCATCTTTGGTTAACCCTAGAACTCTGGCTTTCCAGTCTGGCATTGATTCTAGAGCGTCGGCCTCTTCCGAAACTAATTCCTTTTGCATGTTAGCAATCTTCAACATCACCTTCCTTTCTTCCTCTTCTTGAAACAATTCTACCAGATTGATAATAGAGGCGTTTTGTTGATGTTTGTTTTGAACCCGCTTTGCTCCATCCCCGTTTAAGCGGGTTATAAGGCTCTCCATGCGCTTTTCGCATTGATTATACTCTTCGCTTTTTGTTTTGAGTAACTCAGCTAATCTAACAGTCATGTCTCTTTGGTCCTCACACTGTTCGAACATGTAATTTAATTTATCCACCGCTTTTTGTATATTCATTAAGTTTACATAATCTATGCATACATTGATATACAAATTAACCTCATCGGAGGTTAGGTCCGGCTTGTCCCATGTAGCTCTTACGAATTCCGCCTCAAATAAAGTTCTATCTTGTTTGTTAGTATAATTGTTTATCGTCAAAATCAACCTCGGAGACTGCATGAACTTTACAAGGGCTTCTACCCCCTTTTTAGTCTGTGCCTGCATCTTGACCACCTCTAGCTCCTGATTTGTCGTTTCGTTGACTTTTCTGAGCACTGCGTCAAAACCCTCTGGGGGGCAATAGGTTACTCCAGCAGCCGTGTCGGCAGGATGGACGCTTTCTGGAGAATTCTCCTTAATGAATGTGGCAACCTCTATAGCCTCTTTGCTTAGTGGGGATATATCCTTCCCTTGAAACAGTAGCTGCGCTATGTCAAAGGCCTTCATCCCGGCATCCAGATTCTCAAGAATAAACTCCTTCTGGTCTTCTGTGAGCTTTATGGCTTTGACCTTTGTGTGCTTAGTTGTTTTGTACTTATAATCTTTTTCAGCCATATAAGCCCGAACTGCACGACCTTCCTTGGACCTTCCATCTAGACTTTCGGACATGAAGGCCGCGCACGTCAACTCATTCAAGTTGCAGATTTTTTGATAGTTGTTGTCGATGAACGCCTGCTGCTCTTTAGTTAAGTTTGTCTTTTCCATAAAAGATATCCTTTGTTTTTAAAATTCTTTCTGCTTTAGCCTTGAATTGTTTTTTTAAGTTTTTGATTTGCTTGTACCCCGCCTTTCTTCCTTTTTCAGTAGTTCGGTAGCCCAATTTGGCTGCGGCCTCCTCTTCTGTCATATTTAAGATAAAAAGCATCTCATAGATCTCATAGTTTTTGGTGCTCAGGACTTTTTTCATTTCGCTATGCAATTTCCTTTCGGCGTCCTCTAGCAAGAACGATATGCTCCCTCTGCATTCCACTTCATGAATGTGGTTCTCTATTGCGACGGGCATCTTAATATCGAATGCTGCCTTTTTTGTTTTCTCCCATTTGGCATAAAGGGGGCATTCACTGCATTGGGTTCTGCTTGCAGTGAAGCCGCAAAACCCCTTTTCTCCGTCATCAGCTACCCCGCTTTGATTGAAGGGGCAATTCAAGCAAGGGCGCGCAAAATTACTATAGTAATTACGAAGTATGTTTTTTAGCTGATTCGATATGATCCGATTCAGCCATGGCTTCAGGGGGCGCTCCTGATCCCATTGACTCCATTTTTTATAAAGGTGAGTGCGAATTATTTGCTTGACATCGTCATAGTCCATCCATGCCAAGGACTTCAGGAACCATTTTCCTCGACGTTTATTAAGCTCTTCTTCTATTATTTCGTACTGGTCTTCATAGGTGAGTTTTTTCTTTTTATTCCCCACCTAGGTCTGTTGGCTCCCGTGCCGAACGGCATTGATCCATGGTTTGCTGGACGACGTCTCCCTCATTCCCGCCTTTCGGCAGAGGTCGTGAGCCCATTTTTTGATATGTTTCATTAGGGTCTTTAGATGCTTGATTAACTAAATCCCCAAAGGTTAGAGGGTTGCCATTGGTGGCTATAGAGTACTCTAACTTAGTGATATTTGGAACGTGCTCCCCCTCATTTATATTCTCAGACTTATTCTCGGAGATTGAGGCTGTGGCGCTCTCGCTTGTGGGTTCCAATAGATTACCACAAGACGAACAAAATTTAGGCTTGTCCAGCGTGTATTCTATCTTGTGCCCACATTTAGTACAAAACTCGGTGTTCATGTTTTATATTATATAAATAATATATCTTTTTCTATTTTTTAAACTAAATAGCCACCTAGTATTCGAGCCTGCGCCCTCATGAAGCGAAATTTACAATCTGTCATGAGGTCATCAGGTGGAGGGGATTTGACGTAATCAATCCCAAGAATTCCTATAATTTTTCCGTTTAATGTTTTGATGGGGACATTGTAGATTGCAGAAACCCCTTTGTCTTGTATCATCTTGAGAAAGCTTCGGTCTTCTACTCTAGACATGTCAGTATGTACAAAACAGCCATGGTCGATTAAGTCTTTGATGTATACATGGTAATTTGAGATTCTGTGGTTTTGTGAGTTTTCACACTCTACGCTAATCCCTTGTTCCACGGTTTCGTATGTGCAGCTAAATTTCTGTTGGCCCCGACCTGAGAAATAATGTTCTCCATTATGAAACTCCATGATGTAAGCGCGATCCGCTCCCATCTCCCCTACTAAAAAACCTAGGGCGGTATAGACATTGGTATTCTGGAGGGTCTCTTTTATTATGCAGTTTTTGTCTCTTTTGGCCATGTACTTCCGTCCGAGCCATACGCTGCCTAAGGTGGCCAATGCCGTTATTAATGAGGCCAATAGGGTTACAAATTCATCACTCACAATGATATATACACACTTACTTGC